CTTTCATGTTTTTTTACACCAGTTTGCGCCTTGGCGGTGGCGATGCGTAATCATTAGCAAATTACCAATCATTAGTCAAACACTAATGTAAAACGATTGTTTGCATCAAACCACAAAAAGAAACGCCCCGTCAGAATTAACCAACGGAGCGTTCCCCACAACGAACAAAAGAAGTCAAGGTGGCTAATAGCTTTTACCCCACTAGCCACCTTGCACAAACCACAAACAGAAAAGACACTAACTATTTGCGAAATCAGAAATACACTATTGTCTTTTTATGTCAAGCGTTTGCAAAAGCTCATCCATCGTAGCAATGCTGCCAGCCAGTTTCATTACATCATTAGGTGCTTCAGCCTGTCTCATATCGCCAAAGAAACGATCACGCTCGTCACGGATAAAATCCAGAATCGTTTTGTATTCATCGCGGTCACTTAGGGAGACTACGGATTGCTCTAGTGTTGGTCTTGGAATCATTAGTGTTTTAGTAAGGATTGGTTAAATGCTTCAAATAGATTAGGCATAATTACTCTCCCATGTTCTGAGTTGATACGCCGCCTACGTTGGCCTCTTGTGTTCCAATGCGACCTGTGACTGCGTTCTGTGCTTGCATCATCATCATCTGATATTGACCGATGTATTTCTCGATCCGTGCTGCAAACGCCTCATCGTTCTGCAATCTAGCTGCAACGTCTGGCTGCTGTGCGTAGGCTTGGACAAGCTGCATTGCAAACTGCGCTCCATTCGGACGGGCTGGCATCTCGATACCTGAGTAGATCTTAGCCAAGTCATCAGACACATCTTTAAGCATCTTGTCTTGTGCTTCCTCAACAGGTTGCAGAACGTAGTCAGCAAGGAATGGATTGATCTGTGCTGCAAGAAGCTCAAGCAGTTTGTTCACGTCAATACGTCCATTGCGGTCAATTTGCATCAAGGTAGCCATGTTTTTCATTTGCATCTCAACTGACTCTGGGTCAGTCTCACGGGTATCAAAAGATACTATAATGCTGAAATTATCATCAGCGTCACCCTTGGTCATCACTTGTGGATCGGGGCTACCCGTAACTTGAAAGAACACCTCATCTGGTCCCATGCGTTGAAACAGTTTAAATGCAAGTGCAAGAATATCCTTAACGTGGTCGAGATACTTATTAACCACGAATTGCTGGCGAAGTGCCGAAAGCGGGTTGTCAAGATCAAGACCAACAGCTTTGTCAGCTTGGACAATCATCTGTGCTTCAATGCGCTCACTACCTGGGTCAAATGGTGGAGTTGGTCCATATGCAATCTCACCTAACCTTCGGTAAGGCAAACGCCTACCTGGTCCCCATTCTTTCGGGGGTTGTCCTGCTGGGTGGAAGATCGGTGGCAAGGTTGCCATACTCGCTCTATCAATGCGGCTATCACGCTCAGTCTTAACCTGCCATTGTGGGCCACGGAGAATGTCAGCAAAGGAAGTAGTTTCATACATTCTTTTCTGGTTGTCATTCAAACGTGTCACAATAAATGGGTAATCATCGTAACCGTTAAGCAGTTCATGCTTTGCGTATTTCTCAGCATCGGGGTGGAACACCGTGCAGTAAATGCCTTCGCTTCCATCTTCCTCGTCAATCAAACGCTGATAGGCATAAACTACCATAATCAAATCTTCGTCATCATCCAAGTCACGCTGTTGTGCGCGTTCGCTTGCCGTCTGGTGATCCATTGAATCAGTGCCTTTCAGCTTCTCAATAGCCTCGTCAACCCATTCTTTGTCCCAGCCCTCAGTAGCAACTTTCTTTTCAAGTTCTTGGGCGGTATAGAACGTGCGCCAGAATACGTATGGCGCACGTTGTGGGTCTGTAACGTAGGATGGGAATAGAATCTCGCCATCAGGCTCACAGCTTTGAACAATAGGGCAATCAACGCTCATCCTCGGAATACTCACCTCAGTAACGCCCATTATGCGAAGTTCAGAAACAGCTTTCTTAACACGTTTCTTACTCATCTCAGGGTAGGCGTTTGCAACAAATGCTTCAGCCTCGGCAATGTCATCCCCAAGAATAATCTCCACAAGCTCAGGCATTGCTGCCTCAAGCTCTTGCAGTCGAACTACTTGTTTAAACGTGCGTTTCTCACGCTTCCAACCCACGTAAGATACCATAATACCTTTCTCAAGTAGGTGGTTAGCACCCAATTCCATCTGTTTTTTGAAGTCTGGAATGTAGCTTTTACGCATCCATTTCAAGAACATAGAAACCACGGAAGCCTTAGCCATCGAAGCATGGCTAGTAGGAAATGCCTTAATATGGCTACGATCCAAAGCCTGTGTAAGCAACGCAACATAGGTGTCAATTCTTTCACCAACGATATTAACTTCCATGTCGGAAGCACCGTCCCACGGGAAAGCATTAGCCCCGCTCTTACGCATATCGCCAGACTTACCTGGCCACATATTACGGCGGTCATTGTATGAACGTTCGCACGATTCGATGTATTGCTCTTGATCTAGCTTCGCCTTATCGTAAGCGTGTTGCAAAGCACTAATGTTCGGCTCGTTTTGAACATAGGTCAAAGCTACGTCAATATCTGATAATTCATCACTCATGCGAAGAACTTGTAATGGTTTTCTCCCTCTTCGTCAATCTTTGTTCCTTTGACCCATTTGCCTACTAAACTAGCTGCAATGGATTCTTTAGGTGCTTTGACGTAAGCCAAAACATGATCTCTGGTTGTTCCCTTTAGCCATATCCTGTTCGGGCATTGTTTAATTACAAAGATTTCAACAGCTTCTTTGCTGGCGATTTCAGTTTTTTCAACGGGTTCTTCTTTCTTGGGTCTGCCCCTGCGTTTATTTTCCATAATTTTAATATCCTCCTGTGCCTTGTCTGGTTACTTGTAAGTGGTGTGCTTCTACGTGGTCAATGTCATAGATCGCGGCATAACGCAAGCAGTCCAGTGGGTCTTTCCACGCTTCTTTTAATCCTTGCTCACCTGTGTATTCTGATAATGCACTAATAATGTTTCGGCACTCTTCACTTACGTAGAATCTTGGACGGTTTATGCTGTCCATTGGCTTGCTTGTATCCCAACTCATCTTAGAAATCAAGGCTTGTAATCCGTCCTCAATGTCTAAACCTGGGGCTGGTATGCAGATAATGTCATTTTCTGCCAAATCCTCAATGATAGAGCTGCTGCCATCTTGGGCTTGATACTTAGCTGCACCAAGGCGGGGGTCAATAATCCTCGTGTAGATTTCTTCTTCTCCCTCAAGATCATGGATTAGATCCACGTAATCCTTCATTCCGTAGCCTAGTCCTTTTGCCCCTTCGCCTGGCATCCATTTACCACCTTTCCACTCTGCCCAGTCTCCGATAGTTGTATCAGGCCATTCTCGATAAACGTAATACGTTCCGCTGCCATCCACGGCAATCCAAGCCATGAACCAGTTCTTGCTGCCAGCAGGGTCGATAATGTGGTAACAGGTAATTCCTTTGGTCGGAATCATCTCCTGCGGTATCACGTTGACCTCTTTGTTGAACTTAGGGAACTTGGTAGCCTGAGACTTCACAGGAACGCCGTATGCCCGAATCAGTATCTTCTCCCTGCTTTCGTTCTTTAGGTCACTGGCAAGACGTTCGTAGCCGCTAAATGGGTTATCCTTGGTATGAAAGTAATGGATCGAGGCATTGCGTTTATGGCTACGCTGGATGTGCGGCAGAATCTCTCCATTCAGAAGCTCTGCCTCTTTGGTAGCAATAGTCTTAGCTTTGTCGAGATAGTCTTTAATAACCTCTGTCCAGCCGTCAATCGGGGTAAAGGTCACAAGCATCTTACTGTTCCGTGTAGCTAAACGGAAACGCATCGTGTTAATCAGATCATCTCCCAGCAGATACTCGTCTAGCCACGCTCCGATGTTGTGCCACTTCGCACTCTTAGAACCAAGTTCAGCACCCTCAATAAAAATAGGGTTATTCTGATACTGCGAATAGGTCTTGAAAAGAATCTGGCTTTTGTTCGGCAGGATAAGGCTGTTGTCAGTAAAGCCGTTCTTTAGCGTGTAGCTAATGTAGGCGTTGCTGCTGGTTTGCTTCATCCGATATTCAGGCGGCAACCAGTTATAGACCGCACTCTGCTGCTGCCTAATGCTTACCTCGGCACTCTGGGCAAAGCACATAATGATCGAACCTGGATTCTCAATAGCAGCACGGACTACTGAATAAGAACCAAATGCGGTTTTCCCGCTGTTGTGCGACAACACGTTACCAATAAAGTAATTGTTGTAAATTGGGACGTGAAAATCCCAAATGTCTGATTCTTCTTCGTCCTCATCGCAGTCGTTGACAACAAGCCAACGTCCGTTTGGGCTGTTTATTACACTGAATCTTTCCTTTAGAACCGAAGCCTCTACCCAACCTTTGTCACAACAAAAAATCAAATGAGAACCAGAACATCTTAGCGTTCCTCCATCTGAAAACCGGAAGTGCAATATCTTATCTCGTTTCTTCTTTTTAAATGGTTTACCAGCTCTGGCTATAACCTCTCTATTTCTTTTAGCATCCCACGCAACAACGTGAAACGGCTCTTCAATTTCAGATACTTTGCGATACGCTTGGAAAACAGGGTCGTAAATCTCCTGATCTGGGGCAAGACAACGGTTTCCTCCAAGACAAAGGATTTCATTCACTTCGTCTAGTTGTTCCCAAGCCTTAAACCAATGCTCTAGTTTAAAGCCATATCGGAAAGGGTCTTTGTCGGCATTGCGAATAGCCTCTTCCCTTGACGTATGAAGGGCGATAAGGTCTTCTGCCTCCATAACCGCGATGTCCTCATCGGTAGGTATCGGCAGGATTTCGTGTGGTGTCCAGTTAAGCATAAATTACTTCAGCTTCGATTACTTTGTTCTGTGCTTTCTCGGCAATCTTCTTGCGAGACGCTTCAATCAATACCAAAGCATCTTCAATAGACAAGCCATCTTTTTTGCCCATGTCCGTGCTGGAAATACCAGCCAAAGCAGATGCCTTATCCTGCATGATCCCGACGGTCGTAGCCAGCTTCTCTGGGGAAACCATTGCCAACTGCTCTGGATCATCCCACAGTTGTTCAGCTTTCTTAAACAAAAGGTCGGTGTATTCCATTGCGGCCATAGCGTAACGAGTAGAGAACTGCTTGCGCTTCTGCTCCAATGTGTCGGTATGAACCCACTCTAGCCTACGAATTGTCTCGTTTGACAGGCTAGTAATACGGCGAATCTCAGTGAAGTTTGCCCCTTGTGCCAGCAACCAAAGTGCTTTAGCGGCAACATCTGGCTTGGTATTCTCAGCACAATTAGGCGGCAAGTCTTTAGCTCGC